TCCCGCTTTCCAGTTGTTTCTGAGTACGCTCGAGACTTAGTTATTTACCGCACTCGGAATTTTGTTAAGTGGATGTTGGTGTTGCTTTCTCTAGCCACCACGTCTTACTTCATCATGTCATTTTTGCATGTGTCCGTTGGTAAACAAGGAACTACTGTCTCTACTTCTTCTGATTCTATGGTTCGTGATCCAAGGAAAGTTGGGAGTTGGTGGGATAATCCATTTTCTTCTGCCTTGGGTTCCCTTTCTAATCATAGCAAATCAGCTCCCATAGCGTCTGAGAATGCTGCCCAGATTGCTAAGAAGATTTCGAAGAATGTGCTCATTATTGCTGTGACTCATGAAAATAAAACTTCTCGCGCTCATTGTCTTGCCGTCAATGGCGAATTCGCTGTTGTCAATAGACATATTCTTTATTGTGATGGATTGCTTGGTTCTTTAATCACTTTCTATACCGCACATACTGATACTGATTGCCCCCTGATTAAGTTAGGGGAAACTGTGTTAGAAAAGGATATTGTCATGGACATTGCAGATGATTTGGTTTTGGTGAAGACGACTTGTCGCCTTAACAGATCCAAGATCATAGACTTCTTCCCTGATGATGGTTACAATTCGACAAGTTCAGCTTATCGTTATGGTTTCGCTTCTGATTTCGGTTTTGCGCCTGATAGTCTCGTTTCACGTACTAGTGTGTATATCCCAACTATACAGCGATTTGATTCCATTCATGCTGCTGGCGTTGATGGCTTTAATGTCGTTGGACCAGTTTGGGTGTCTCGCAGTAGCACTGTCCCGGGATCTTCTGGAACATGTGGTTCTCCTTACGTTGCTATCAGTGAGCGTGGGACTATTATTTGTGGATTGCACATAGCTGGTGGTATTTCCAAGACCGCCGACGTGTGTATGCCTATAATTCGCTCCCGCTTGCGTGATGGTATCTCTCATTTGTCAATGAACACTTCCATTGTTTTTCAGAATTTTGACACGGATGACGTTAACATTGTTACTGATGTGCCCGGTTCTGACAAGCAGATTGTTGTTAAGGATCTCCATTCATGTTCTGTGTTTCGAGGTTGTGACACTGGTTACATTATGCCACTTGGTTCCAGTTCGTATTTGTCCCAGGCTCGAAAGAGTAAGGTCGTCGCCCATCTAAGCGTTGACTTCTGGAAAGAGCATGGTGTTGTTTGTGACAAGCAGGCGCCCATTTTTGGCCGTGGTCCTTGGACAGTTGCGCTTCAAGAGTTTGATAAGGCGAGATGCCTCTTTTCTCAATCTCTTATGACTCGCTGTGCAAATCATTTTCTCAAGACTGTTTTATCAAAATTGCAGACTGCAGATCACGATTGGCGCAACGTTCTTGGTTCCCTCTCTTTGGATGAAGTTGCCAACGGTGTAGATGACATGTCCTATGTGGATCATATCAATTACCATACTAGTATGGGTTTCCCTTGGTATTGTCCTAAGGATAAGTTTTTCTCCAAAGGCGTTGTTCCTGATTTTATGCATTCTTGTGTCCAACGGATATTCGATTGTTATGCTCGAAATGCTCGCGCCTTTCCTGTTTTTTGTGGCCATCTCAAAGACGAACCACTGTCTCCTGAGAAAGTTGCTGCGAAAAAAGTTCGCGTTTTTGTTGGATCACCAGTTGATTTCACTCTGGCTATTCGAATGCGATTTCTGTCTTTTTGCAGATTATACCAAAAGCATCGATTTATTTTTGAATCTGCCTTATCAATAGCTGCACAGGGACCTGACTGGACTGCCCTTCACAGATTTCTTTTCCGTGATGGCGCCCAGATTTTTGGTGGTGATTACAAATTCTTCGACAAAGGTATGCATGAGTACATCACGCGTACTGCTTTTGACATTGTCATTAAAATCTGCGTTGAATCTGGACGATATTCAGAGTCCGAGATTAATGACATGCGAGGCATGTGTGAAGATACGTGTAATCCTATTGTTGAGTTTCATGGCGATTTTGGTATGTTTTTTGTTGGGAATCCGTCAGGACATCCCCTTACTACTGTCGTCAATTGTATTGCCAATTGTTTGTACATTCGGTACGTTTATGTTACTAGTGGTCATGATTTGGACACTTTTAATGAGAATATATCTTTAGTCACTTATGGTGATGATAATCTCGTTTCTGTCCGGAACATAACCACTTTTAACCATACAGTTGTCGAACAACAGCTGTCAAAAATTGGCATAGTTTATACTATGCCTGATAAACGGTCTGAAAGTACTCCTTTTCTTTTGCCCGATCAAATTGAATTTTTGAGTCGTGGATTTCGTGTTGATGAGATAAACGGACGAAGTGTCGTTATGGCACCACTCCGCATGGCGTCGATCTATAAAATACTATGTTATAGCAAGATTTCACCTGCTCTGACATCATATGATCTGATGCTTTTATCCTTTTCAACTGCTCTTCAGGAGCTTTCACTCCACTGTTCAGAAACCTTTGATCATTTTCGTTCTTTGATGCTGGGATATCTCAGTCAGAGGAACATCCGTTATGTTTTGCACACTCGTGAGTATTACTTGCGGATTTTCTTCCCTGATTTCTTCCCGGCCCTTGAGTGTAGTTACCTACCCGAGATTTCGACTCTATCGGGGATGGGACACTCATCGATCGCTGTTTCGCCGCAGAGCGCTGATCGCGCAGAATCGAGACCGAAATCATGTGCTTGGGTTGCCATGATTGCTCCACTGCCTGCCGCAAAATTCTTTTCTTTTTCAACTACCGCCGATCAAAAAGTGGATATTCCATCTTCTCTTGATGATACGGCGAAGAGTTCTGACGACCAAATTGGCTCGTTAGATACTATTTTGAATCGCAAAGTGCTTATCCAATCTTATGCAATAAATGAGGGTGGCACTTTGAACACATCCTTTCGCCCTTGGTCGCTACTTTTAGCAAATACGAATATTGCTGATAAACTGCGCGGTTTTTCTAAGCTGCGTGCTAATCTCAAGTTGACTTTTGTTATTAATGCGTCCCCATTTCACTACGGTGCATTTGGCTTTTCTTACAAGCCACTTGTTTGGGATAATGATGACACCTCTACTGCTGGTACGCCCACCGGCTTGATCCGGTACGAATACCGTGATTATGCTGGTGGCTGTATCGACAATGACACTATGCTAAACAATACCATAGCCAAGTGGAGTGCTCTCATGCAGCGCCCTCATGTGATGTTATACCCACAAGAGTGTACGCAAGCTGAGATGACGCTTCCTTTCATCAATCCCAACAACATGATGCATAACTTAAACAATGGGGCTTTTGGTGTTGCTGCTCGGCGTATGGGCAAAATTGATTGTTTTTCCCTCATACCGCTGACCTCTGCTTCCACTCCTTCAGCTCAATCAGTTTCCATAGACGTTTTTGCAGAACTCGTCAACGCCGACCTTGATGGTGCCACGTTGTATCGTCAGGCCCTTGATGAATACTCAGATCAGCGACCAGTTTCAACGATCGCATCTGCAGTTGCAAAATCTATGGGAGCCTTGTCTAAGATTCCCGTTATTGGCCCTTATGCTCTCGCCACCTCTTGGGCAGCAGAGACTGTTTCACGTATCGCTGCATGGTTTGGTTTCACGAACACTATTAATATTGGACCTATTGTGCCCCATAAGTTAGTCAAAGCCACTCGCTGGGCTGACACCGAAGCGCACGTCCCGATCGCCAAGCTCGCACTCGACCCGCGAAATGAGCTATCCATTGATAACTCAATTTGTGGAGCTCCTCGATCCGACGATATGGTGATCTCTAATATTTGCTCAAAACCTTACACTGCATTAGTTTCCAATTGGACGACTGCTGATAATGTTGGGATAAAATTAGCGACTGGCATTGTTGTGCCATCGCACTTGCAAGCAAGTGCTTTTGTTCCCTCCGGTGGTGAAGTCTTAATTGCGGGAATTGGCGCGACAGAGGCGGTGAATCTCTCACCTGCTGCTTGGATTGCTCAGTGTTTTAATCACTGGCGTGGAGATATGGTTGTTGATTTCACCATACTTGCCAGTAAATTCCACCGAGGAAAACTTCGATTTGTTTATGATCCAGTTGGCACCTTCACAAATTTTGTTGAAGGTTATGTGCTGACTCGAGTCTTTGACATTGCTGAAGATAAGCATTTTTCCGTCACGATCCCCTATCAAGGCTTCCGTCCCTTCTTGAATACTCTTCCTTACCAGAACTCCCTTAATCCGGATTTGATAATTGCATCTCGTGGTAACGTTACGACTACTGCTGGTATTGATTTGGGAGTTTATGCTGGTGCATTCACGTTGCAAGTGATGACCGAACTTTCCGGCCCATTGGACAAAGATGTGACTATTATTACTCGCATCAGCTGGAAAAATATCGAATTCATGAGCCCTAAGAATCCGTACCAATACACTCGTAATGCCTTCACGACTACTGCTTTCAATATTTGGAATACACCCCCCATCACTGTGCAGAGACAAGGGATTGAGGATGAGACCGACTCTGCTGTCGTCCCAAGTGTTAACGTTGATATCGATAAAACTGCCCTTGTTTGTGGTGGTGAGACTTGCAAGAGTCTTCGCCAGTTGTGCCATAGATGGGGTCATAATCGTGTCGACGCTTTCACAGTTGATAACGTCGCAGATGGTGTTGGATATTTCAGTTTTTTAATGAAACGTTTTCCATCATTCCCTGGTTCCTGCCGTGACGCTCGAACTACTGTTAATGGGGTTGCTGTGGTTCCATATAATTTCACCAGTGGCAATTTTTTAAATTGGATCACTCCGGCCTTTACGGGCTGGCGTGGTGGTGTTATGCACCGCTGTGATCCAACAATTGTCGGTGGAACAAACACGGCTGGCATCACTCTTCCATTGGAAGTTGTGAGAGCTGGTATTTCTCGCAGCCGTGAGACGTACTCAAACGCTTTCGTGTATTATCAACCAACTTCAGCCTCGACTACTGAAACCATCGCAAATGTTGCTGCCCATTTCCCTGCGGGCGGCCTTTTGAATAATGGTTCCGAACTGATAATTGAACCCACTCAAGCAATTGAGGTTTTGGCTCCAGATTATCAACCAACTCGTTTTCGCACTGCAAATCAATTTATATTATCTGCTTTGAATAACAACATCCCCGGTGGTTTCGCCACTGGTTGGGAACTTGCAGACTATACTGAGAATTTCATTGATAATTTGCAAGTTTTCTATCGTTATGCCATTCGCGCTGCGACCGCCGCCGGAGCTTATGTCCAGCAAGGTCGTTTCGTGCATGACGCTTACGCTGCTGGCGCAAGTGACTTTAATGCTTTCATGTTTCTCAATGTTCCTACAATTTATTGTTCTGCATCGAATCCTACCCCGTAATTAGTTACCAATTGGG